GGTTGTTTCAGTGACACGATCAAGGCAGGCATTCAGAAGTGCTGCTGCCTCAAAACGAGTCATTGCTTTCCCACCTGCAAAAGTACCATTAGGGTATCCTGCAACGCAACCATAACGATTTACTAGGTTGCTGAGTGCTTGATATGCCCAATCAGTAGGTTTTACATCAGAGAATTGTGTAACACTTGTGACCTGTTCTGCCGAAGCATATTGATTGACTGCTGCCAAATTAATGTCTGCTGCCTGTACGGCAGGTGCAATCATCCCAAGAGCAACAGGTGCAAGCATCAGTTGTTTGAAAAATTTCATAAGAATGTATTAAGATTTACAAATACGAAGATTATTTAGTACTCCCAATAAATTGGGGAAGCGAAATAGGAGATTCGAACTCCTGACGTTCTGCTTGGAAGGCAGACATTCTACCGCTGAATTAATTTCGCAATGTGAGAGTGGAAGGTTTCGCATCCTTCTACTGTATCCCTTGTCGGGGTGCCTTACTTTTGGCATCACTCTCAGATTACTTCCTTCACACGGACTTGTGCAGTATAAGACATAACGAATATTATGTCAAGCCTTCGACAAGATTTGAACTTGCGACCTGAGCTTTACAAAAGCCCTGCTCTACCACTGAGCTACAAAGGCAGACTCCCCCACCTGGACTCGAACCAGGAACACTTTGATTAACAGTCAAATACTCTGCCAATTGAGCTATAGGGGAATATTATTTACTTTTTCTCAACTACTTCAAGGTTTACACCAATCGCAGTCAACCAAGTATTAATACGTTTCCGCAATACTTCTTCTGTGGGATCTTCAAAACTAATTTCCAAATCCATAATAGTGTCACGAGTATCATCATCACGTGATGAATAATCTAGACGATAAGTAACTTTTTCCATAGTTAAAAATAAAGTAAATAAAGGAACGTCTTTTTATGCTATGTGCATAACGACTATTCCAAGCGTCTTGGGAGGGACTTGAACCCCCGACCAATTCATTAGAAGTGAATGGCTCTATCCAACTGAGCTACCAAGACATAAGACAATCATACCAGTTATGTATTCGATTGTCAATGGGTCAAGTGAGACTCGAACTCACGACTTACAGGTTAAAAGCCCGCTACTCTACCAACTGAGTTATTGACCCAAAGTGGGCAGGGAGGGATTTGAACCCCCGTAGGCAGAGCCACCTGATTTACAGTCAGGTTCCATTAACCACTCGGACACCTACCCATACAACTTGAAGGCAGGTGCGGTATCTCCTTTCGGTGCCCATGCTCCTTTTACTTTCCTTGCCTTCAAGGGGTTTATTCTATCACTCCTTAGGGCAGTCGTCAACCCAAGGAGCACAGATTCTCATTTCACCACCTAGAACTGATTGGGCATAAGAGCCGTCTGGTGGTTTCTCTGAGTATCGTGGTGAAGGTATTCTAACCTTTCCATCGTCTCCTGTCAACCGTTCATACTCTGCGATTGCCCTATCAACGTCTCTATGAACTCTTCTATCAAGTTTCTCTGGATCTTTGATAATAAAGTCGTTGATAATGCTTTGAGGAAAATATCTTCTTTGAACTTCGTCAAGTAAATCCCAAATACTATCTTGCTTGATACCAGTGCATTGGGAAAGTAATGCAATAATAGAACTCAATACAATTCCTATAATTGCATATTGCTTTATATCTGGTTTCTGTTTTCCAAATTTAAACATAAGAAGGGGAGTGTTATGCTCCCCTTATATATCAACCTGCCTTTGCTTCCTTGCGGACAGTCTTTTCGGCAGTGATTTCATTACGACGTGTTTTTACAAGTTTAGCGACTTCTTGAAGTGCTTTACGAGCACGAGTTCCTGCGGCATTATTACCTGCAACAAACTTTTCATCCTCAACTTGCCAAGATGTAACTGCATCTGTGATTTGTTGTACTGTTACTGACATAATAATTCTTTTAATATAGGTATGTGTTTATATATACAAGAAAAGGGAGGAAACCTCCCTTAACATAATTAGACTTCTACTTGAATCAGTCGAGATGCATAATCACGGGCATAGGATGTGCGAGCACCATGATGCCCCCAACCAATCCAACTATATGTAGTATCCATGTAAGAATAGATTGATCGACCACCTTTTTTCATACGGTCTTCAATTTTCTTCCATTGAACCTCATTTGTAAGATAACGAAGTTGCGTTTGAAGCCCTGACGGAGAACCACCATACTTCTTAGCAAAATCACCCAATCCATAATAACGATTAGCAGATGTCCATTGAATCAAACCATAACCACCGTAGCAGTTGTGATATGATCTTTTACTACCACCTTCGCAGACATTAGACTGAAATGTTGATTCCTGTTTAATGTTGCCCATAATGGTAGCAAGGGCGTTTTTATCTTTAATTCCAATGTCCTGAAAATAATCCAGGGCAACATTTTCATTTTCATTACACCCTTTACAAATTAACCTTTTCTCTTTTGATTTTTCGGGAACAACCTCTTTGGTCGTTGTCTTGGTCTCAAACTCCTGAATAACAGAATATGGTGGGAGTCCACCAACAGGGGGAGGAGGAAATAAACCAGGCAATGTTGCCGTATTGGTCGTAACCGTTACCAAAAGGGGCAAGGTTACTGTAAAGAAATTTTGCATTAAGTTTAATTGAACTCTACATCCCAATAGAAAGGGGGTACACCCAACCTCTCGGGGGGCACTTTCCTGGGCTCTAATATCACATCAAATTCTCATGATGTAATCCCTGTGTAAGGGATATCTCATAATAAGTTACTATTTATTTTTTGTCAAGCTTCCTCGGACACTTCTTCAACTGTCTCTTCAGGTTCGGGAAGCACTACACCAATTTGAGTCAGATACTCAATAACTCCTTGAACTTTCAAAAAAAGTTCTCTTTTTGCAGTTGTTTGACCTTGAAGAGATTCAAGTTCCTGAGAAAGTTGTTGGCGTTGTTGCAAAAGATTTGCAAGATGTTGTTGTTGTTCGGTCATAAAAATAAATTTAAACTACTGCTATTATATCATAAATAGATGGTATGTCAAATACCAAACTATGGGCAAGTCTGCAAATAAAGGAAAGAAAGGATCTGCTGGTGGAAAGCAGTCTAAACAAAATTCTGGTAATGCGACTGCGAAGAAGGCTAAAAATGGTGGTAAGAAAAAGTAATCCATCATGGCACGTGAATGGAATACTCCGAAGCGTGAATGCTGGAATGCCCCTATTCATAATGTCCTTAAAGCAATAGATAATCATACCAGACTTCATTTGCAGACTGGTGATTCTTGGCACGAAGAACAAGCACAGATACTAAGAAGATACGTTAAAGATTTAAAAGTATGGATACACAAACAAGAAGGAGGATGGAATGAATGAGTTTCCTTGGGGCGTAATTATAATACTAGGATCTGGTTTAGTTTTTACCATATGGTGCATCTATTACATATTGAGATTGGCATACTTAGAGACTAAGGAATAATTATTTAAAAATCCTTCCCCAACCAGTCTTATCCTTACCGTGCTCTAACCATCTTTGAGCAAGGTCAGACTTCTTATACACAGCACCTTTACCATTGGTTACAGAACCAGTATAACCATCGTTGAGAGAACCGTATGGGTCATTCACAACATAATCATTACCTTTCTTACCAATGACTACAACCATGTGCCCACCAGTAGGTGCAGAAAGAGAACCCCTGTGCAGAATACCAATAACGACAGGTTTACCAGCAGATAAACTCTTATCAAGATCAGAAAAAGAAAGATTGTAACTAAACTGTGACTTAACACCATAACTCTCAAGAACACGGGTTTGAACTGTGTGATCTGTTGAGTCACCAATTGCGAATACCTTTTGAACGTAGGCATCGTCTCCCTTTGCTCCTTTTAACGTGCCTGGTTTAAGATATTCAAGACACATAGCACAACTAGAACTGTTACAAGTACGGTTAGCATCTCTGTAATTATCTGTTTGTGGAAAATATGGAACTGACAATACTCCTACCTGTGCAGGAACTGGTGCCTTTTCTCTGAAAATTCTTACCCAGTTTGATTCATCCTCAATCAAATCTGGTTGCTTTTGCTCCAAATCCTTTTCAAGTTGCTCTACTGCTGCAACGTGCTTTGGATTCTTTGGATCGTAGTGTAGAAAAAAGTTATGAAGATCTACTTTCATCGGATTCTCCTATGTATTCTAATGAGAAAATATCATGATCAGGAATATTAGGATTCAACCATTCACTAAATTCTGATTGAATTGCATAGGCATCATCATAATCCTTTTTATCACTTAGAATATGAATTCTATCAATTGCCCAGTCATGTGATGTCCGAAGGGTCTGTTCCAAGGTAAGCATCAAAATAATCCTTCCTAAAGTATCTGGAGAGTATGTTACTATTATAGTACGCAGGAACCCCAGAGTCAAGTGCTTCGGTCAGTACATTATTTAGGAAAAGTTGTTTTGTTTCCTCAAAATTACATTTACCTTTCGTCTTATGTAATGATATTATTTTTCTTTCAAAACATTCTTTACCATATTTTATTACATCTTCTTTAAGTTCTGGACAAGAACCATAATATTTTTTCCAATCAGATTCTTGTTTTACTTTTCTTTTCTTACCAGGAGGAGTTCTAAAAGACCAAAAGTACTTACGTCCTATGTAACTTCTACCGGTGATCTTAGAGTGAATATGATATACAAATCCAAAATAATCTTCTATGTGGTTCGATTCAAATATTTCCCCATTAAATTTCCATGGGTTCTCATAGCTCATATAAAGTAATCTTATGAGCTATTATTTATCTTCAACCCAGACAAACCTAGTCTATACAAAAAAAGAGGACTTGTCAATCCCTCTTAGAGAATTATGTTAAGATTATATCAACCTTTCTTCTCAGGCATTCTGGCACCGGATTTATGTCTTTCAGTACCTGTTGAATCTCGGTAGGTTTCACTTTCTCTTCGTGGAGTTACATAACCAACTCCAGGAACTGCACCAGTCTTTCCAGCATCTCTGGCAGCATTTCTTGCTGCTGCTCTCTGTGCTGCTCTTTTACGATTTCTATCGTAGTTTGCATCCTCACTAAGAGATTCCTCAACGATATCACCAATCATCTCAGCATCCATCTCGGTCATAAGGTATTGTGCCTCCGCAACGGTCTCTGCGTGACCCTGTGAGAGGAGATACTCAAGCACGAGGTCATAAGCATCATACTCAAAGGATTGAGCAAGAGGCATTCTTGTTGGAACCATTGGTTTTGGTTTTGGTGCAGCAGCAATTGCATTAGCTGCTGAAACGGCATTGCCACCAGAAGCAGCAGCAGAGGTGCTAGGAGCAGCTGCAATTGCTTTAGATGGAGTTACGGGTTTGAATGCTGCCTTAGATGCTTCCACACTACCTTTATCAATAGT